GGAAGGATCGTCATGCCGGGGGGCGTTACAACGCGCCCCCCGGCTGCGATTACGTGTCAGCAGATCAGGACGTGGCCATCCGGAGCGTGGAGAGCGGCTCGGCCTTGGCCACGCCGAAATCCATGTAGCCGCGGATGGTGACTCCGAGCTTGTCGGAATCGGCCATGACGTTCTCGATCGTCGGAGCCTGCTGGCCGTTGAGGAAGACAACGTCCATCGCGGGGAGATCGGCACCATCAGCCATCAGCCACCACGTGGTAGCCGAGGTGAGATAGTTGCTGACCACCACCTTGTAGCGGCCTTGCAGCACGTTGGCACTCGGAGCCGCCGTGGTGTTGCCGCTGATCAGCAGGCTCGAAGTCATCAGCTCCGCGGCCGTCAGCTCAAGCTCCGGCGGCACGAGCAGAATCCGCGGGGCGATGCCCAGCGGGTTGCCGTCCGGATCGGTGAGCTTGCGGAACGCAGTCGCGGCAGTCTTGAGGCCGGCCAGGGCGAGAGCGTTTCCTGCGGCAGCCGTTACCTTCTGGTAATAGGTGTCGTTGGAGGAAAGGAACTCCGTCCAGATCGTCTCATTTAGAGCAAGAGCAGATCCACGCCCCATCCGCTGCGGAAGTTGCGAAAGAGCCGACAAATCATCGTTATACATATCCGTGCGTGTGAGCTGAGAAACAATGCCCCACGTGTCGGCTGCAAGCGACCGCTTGTAATCGGTTGCAACAGCGGTTTTCAATTCGCCAGCGTTCCCGACCTTCTTGAACTTGAAATCACCATTCAGGCGGAACTGGTTGATCGCCTTGAAATCGTTCACGCTGCGGATGGCCGAGATCAGCTGCCACACCGACTCAACGGAATTGAAGCCGTTGAGAAGGAACTTGTTGGTAACAGCCGAGAGCAGATCGGCGATCTGATGGCTCGCGAAAGCCGCCGTGATCACCGCCCGCATATTGCCATCGTTCAGCCGATCCGACCCGGTGTAGCCGTTGGCCCGAGCGGCCTGAATCAGCACACCGGAAAGCGAAACGTCTCGGCGAGCCTTGTGGGCCGCTTCGAGCGTCGGCTCGTCATAAACCTTGTCGGCCTTCAGGCCACCCTGCATGCAGAGAGCAGCCTCGATCACCTTGGGAGAGGCCACGGAGCCTTCCACCACGTGGATTGCCGGCCCGGCAGGCCGTTCGCTCCGAGCGGCATTCACCTTGGCTTGCGCCTCGATGGCCGCTCGCTGCGCCGCCTGCTCCTCTCTCAGAGCCTTGAGCTCTGCGAGAATCTCCTGGCTGTTGTCGGGAGCAGCTGCTGCGGGAGCCTTGGTTTCCACGGCGACGCCCGCCGTGGCTTCGACCTTGTCGGCCGGCAAAGTGGCGTTGTCCGCCATATTGGAATCCTCACTCGCTTCCGCAGCGATCGCGGCAGATGTATCGGGATCTGCACCCATCAAGACAATCGAGACTTCGCGCAGCTTGGAGCTACGCACAACGGAGATCGGCCCTGCGAATTCGCGTCCGTTGACGCTCACCTTTTCGCCGGCCGAAAGGTTTTCGATGCGGTTGATATCGGCACCGATGGAGGCTTGGAACTTCATCCCGCGGCGTGCCAGATTCAGCACCTGCTCGCTCGTCTGGCTCGCTCCAAACAGATCGCCGGCCAGCACCAGCTGCTTGCCATCATTGATCGTGGTGGACGATTGCCCGAGCACGCTGTCGAGGCTGGAATCGTGGCCGTAGAGGATCGGCAGGATGCCGCTGCCGGTATCCATGCCCGCGAGATCCACCACCAGCGGATTGCGGCTCCAGAATTGCTTGATCGCGGCGCCGGTGTATCCCACCAGCGAGAACGTCGGCGCCACCGGCTGGCCGGCGGAGTCCATCGCAGCGGCCACGGAGAATTCTGCCTGAATGGCAAGATGATTCTTTTTGGCTGCGGCGATGATCGCCATGTTTTCGGCCGTGCTTACCTTCACTGTTCGCCCCCTTCTTCTTCCCCGGCGCCTTCGCCGGTGTAATTCGTTGATGGCTCAAGATCGACAAGCAGGCCGAGGGCTCGCATCTGCGCCACCTCTTTGGCCCGCTGCGCCAATTCAACCTGCCAATCCTTCCCCTGCTTCGCGTATTCGTGAGCGAGGGTGGTGGTGTGCGTGCGGAGCCGCGTCTCGGCGGCGTTTGCTTCCTTGCCCGGATCCACGTGCTCGCGGCCGTCCCAAGTCCACGCCCAGTTCCACTCCGCAATCGGAGGCAGGCCGCGGGGAATCATGCCGAGTGGAACGGCCTCATCGAGCCAGGCGGCGAGGATGCGATCGAGGGCGCAGTGCTGGAGCTCGTCACGCTCCGTGCGCAGGCTCTGCTGATAGAGCTGGTGATCCATCCGCCCGGAGGCGTAGTTGTATCCAGAGGAATCGAGCGCCGTCATGTTGTACGGCAGGCCGATTGAGCGGCCGAGCTCGTTCAGCATTTCCTTTTTGAACATCGCGTAGGTATTCGTTGGCTGCTCGGCCTTGAGCTGCTCAATGTTCCACCCGTCGGGGAGGGTGGTAATCATCCGCTTCTGGATCTCCATCGAGGCAAAGGCCTCGACTTCGTCCACCTCAGCGGCCGGCGAATTCGTCTTGAGGAACGCTGCAAAATCAGCGGCCGTCTCGGCCGCGGCCACCACCGCCGAGGTGTAACGCCGCATATCTCCGAACAGCCGGAGAGCCGGTGCCACCTCGCTCAGGCCGCGGTGCATTGCAGGCCGGATCTGTTTGAACCAGTGAATGATGTACTTCGATTCGATGCGATCGAATTCAAAGTTACTGATCCGGTAATTTGAGCCGGGATGGTACTTCAGCCGCTTGTAGGCGACGATATTCCCATACTCGTCGAATTCGAGGCCATCAACGATCGAGCCTTCCGGCGTCGTGTTTGGGATGTACAACCCAACCGGCGTGGCGATCATCTCCGCCTCAATCAGGCGGATATCAAGCTGCACACCGTCGAGCCGCGGATTCGTCACAAATTGAGCGAAGGCCTCGCCGTCGATGAGCTTTGACTGTCGCATCGTCCGCAGTTTGCACGGCAGATAGATCGCGTTGCACCAGCGGCCGAAGGCCTTCTCAATCGCGTTGTCGGCGGCGGAGTCGCCCGTGTCGATCTGCACACGCGGCCCGGTGCCGATCAAGTCATTCGCGAGCGTGTCGGCGATGCCGGCGAGATAGCTGTTATTGAGCCGCTCGTAGCGGGCTCGGTTGCGGATGGTGCGGCGCCGGACGGCGGTGAGCTCGCCATCCATTGAGAACCAATCGGCGTTCGCCCAATGCTTATAGTCGTCCCCTTGCTCGGCGATGTCGATCCGCGCCCGCACCGATCGCCCTGGCGGGGAGATTGGCTGAGGCTTCGGCGCCGCCCGAAAGAGATCGAAGAAGCCCATTCAAAAGGCCCCCGGAGGGATCAACTGATTGAACCGGAGGCCGCGATTCCCGCCGTTCTTGGCGGCGGCCTTGGCCGCGAGGTACTTGTCCGCTGCGATCTGCTGCTCGAGATCGTGAGCCTCAGCCTCGCCCGCGTCGGTGCGGACGCGCTTCGGCCCCTGAGCCGATTGATCGATAGCGTTGGTGCGATCGTCTGATGCCATGCACCGACGTTACCGCTCACCACCCTGAGAGAGAGAGGGGGTGTGGTGTTATCGTGCCATCGGCTTAATGGTAATTTTCCCGCCGGCGCCCTTTGGAAGCTCCACCTTCCGCCGCTTCCGGCCGCCGGCCTCCGTCGATGAAGGCTGCACGCCTTGGATTGATGCGGCCACAGCAGAGCCGACAAGGCAATCGAGCCAGTGATTATCGCGGCCAGCCATTTTCCATTCGTCCACCACGCGGCCGCGTGCCTCCGTTCGCACCGGATATTCGCTGGTGAGGTGTTCAAAGAGCAGATCGTGATCGCCGGCGTGGATCGACATGGCCTCCGGATCGCCGAGAGCCAGGCGGAGCCGGGCGGCAACGAACGTCTTCCAGAAATTCGTATCGTAGAGAACCGATCGCTGGCCTTCGCTCACCTGCCCG